ACGAAAGCTCGCCGCCCTCGCTGCGGCAGAACTCGGCGACGAGTGCGTCCCTGCCGAGAATCCAGCCCACGGGGTGATACACGGGGATCTCGCCCGTGACGAGCACCCACTTCGATTCCTTGCTGTCGTCGTCGTGCAGAATCAGATGCCCGCTCGTGTACTTCGTCCAACGCACTTCGATGTCGGGCGGGATGTCGACCGTATGCCGTCTGCTCCACCAATCCCCCGGCCAGTAACGCCCCATGTACTTCGCCGCTGCGTACTCGGCAATTGCGCCCTCGATCTCGCACCAGTAAGGCGAGTTCGTCGCGCCCGTGCTGGGGTCGTCGACCTTCTCGCCTTTCGCGAAGGCATAGTGATGCTGGACTCTGCGCTTGACGCCGACTTCGGCAGCGTGCCAGATTTCCGCGCGGCCCAGTTCGATGCCATCGGTCGGACTCATGACGCGCGCCGCTGCTCCTTCTGCGCGAGCTTCTCGCGCGCGTCCATCTTACGCGCGACCGCGAGCAGCACTTCCCAATCGACCGCATAGAACTCGCGCGTGCCCTTGACGCGGACGCAGCAGTGGTACGGGAACAGTTCGACGATGATCGGGCGGCGACGGTCGAGCGACAGCGTCTCGCGCTTCAACTTGCGCCCTACTGATAACTTCGTCACACCTCCTCCTTATTGCCGCAGTTGCGGCAGTGATACCCCGCCCAGCGGAGCCGCTCGACATACCCGTCCATCTCGACGCCTGTCGGGTACTCGCCCTCGACGCCGACGATGTCGGACGAGTCGCAGAGCGAGCAGCGCGTTACTTCGTCTCCGCTGTCGGCGGGGGCGTGAACGGCTCCTGTCCCATGACCTTGTCGCGCGCCTTGCTGCGCGTGGGTGCGGGCGTGTCTGGTGCCTGCTCGCCTTCGCCCTCGCGCGTGCGCATGATGTCTGCCCATGTCGCCCCTCCGTCCTTGAGCGCGTTGTATACGGTCGTAAGGTCCGCGATGTCTGCCGCTGTAACTGTCTCCATCGCGCGGCCCATGTAGTCCTTGAGCATGTTCACCGTGACCCCGACCGAGCGGAACTTGTCGAGGATCTTTTTCTTCGCCGCGTCTGGGTCTTTGGCGTTGGCGTCGGCGAGTGTGCGCTCGACCAGTTCGCGGCACTCGTCGAGGATGTCGCGCGGCAGCAGGCGCTTCGACAGGTCGCGGATCAGCTTCGAGCGTTCACTGCCCAGCGCGTTGCGGAACTCGTCGGCAGTCGCCTCGACGAGATACACGCGCTCGCCGTTCTGGTTCTCGCGCATGCCGCGCACCTTGCGGTCTGCCTTGACCGACTTCCGCTCCACGAGCTTGTCGACGATGGCGACGGTCGAGATGCTGGAGTTATGCTGCACGTCTATGACGGAGACGCGGAGCTTCGCCTGTTCGCTGTCCTCGTACACGATGTCGTCGACGATGTGGAGATTCTGGTAGTGCTGAATTGCCGACTCCACGAAACGGATGCTAAAGTCGACGATCTCCTTGCCGCCGATCGGCTTGTGGAAGAGTGCGATCTCCGCGAAGCCCGGGCGTCGGCAGTCGTTCATAATGCCCTCGCGGAACGCGTTGACGTCGCGGGGCCATTTCTTCGCCGTGAGCACGCGGACCTCGATCTCTGCCTTCGCCGCCGCTGCCGCAGCAGTGATCGACTTTTCGTTGCTGATCGCGACCTCGTCGGTCATATCCGACCGCATCGTGATCGTACCGCCTGGTTTGATGAGTTGATTATCCATTTTGTTTCGCTGCCTTCTTTCGGAACTGCTCGGCCTCGGGGCACGTCGCGAAGTGGTTCACGCCGTCGAGGCTGTAGGGCACGCGCTTGCCCGTGCGAGCATGGCACAGATAGATCACTGCCGCCCCGCACCCCTTGCACACGCCCCGGTCGCCCGCGTTGCGCAGGAGCATCGACATCTTTACCTTCTCCGCTTGCAGTTGCATGCCGAGCTTCCGCAGCGCCTCGCCTGCGATGTTGCCTACGATCTCTTCGGGCGGCATCATGCGAGCACCTCTTCGTCCTCGGGCTTCGCCTTGCGCGCCTCGCGCAGATCGTCGTGGCTGCAATAGATGCGCCGCACCCCGGGCTTGGTGCGCAGGTACTCACGCGAGAGCGCGTCCTGCTCGGCTTCAGGGACGAAGCGGGTCAGCAGTAACAGGGCGAGGCTCTTCCAGTCGACCTTCTCCGAGTCCTTCGTCTTTTTCCAGGTGAAGCGTCCCTCGCTCCAGATCAGCCCTTCGTGCTCCTTGATCGCGTCCTTTAGGTACGTTTCGAGCACGTCCTGCCGCCGCGACAGCGCCGCCTGTTGCACGCGCACGCCCACGTACTCGGTCAGCATCGCGATCTCTTCCGCCGTCGCCTCGCGGATGTCGCGCTTGTGCTTGGGGTACATCTGCTTTAGCCACTGCGCGGCGGTTTCATTGCCGCCGATGGGCGGGCGGTCGTCGCCCACGATGAAACGGTCGTACCATTCCTCAACGCGCGCGAGCATCGCGGCTTCCAGTTCGAGGTCGCGGTAGATCGAATAGATGCGCGGCTCGCCTTCGCCCATGAGCGCGCAGACGTCCCACGCCTCGTAGTCGAGCGCCGCCATGTACCAGCAGCATTGAAGCTCCACACGCGGGGGCACGCCATCGTCCCAGCCGCGCCGCTGATCCCACGCCACCACCTTCGCGTCGACCCCGCGCCGCTCACCCACGACGAGCGCATCGGGCGTGTAGATCATCCAGGGGCGTTCGGGGTGCTGCATGCTCACGTCGCAGTACTCGACCCTGCGTCCGGTGAAGTGCTCGTATAGTTTCAGGACGCCTTCTTCGAGGCACTTGCCTACGATCATGCGAATGGAGGGCGGCTGCTCAACGGTCAGCCCGCCTTTCTTGACTGCCCACAAGTCGAAGGCGTCGCGGAATTCGTCGACGCCGAAGATGGCAGCAACGTCACTGCCGCCGATGCCGAGCCTACGAACGTTTGGGTCCATTGTCGTTTCCTCTTCAGTGTGAACGCGGGCGATGCCTGCGCCTGCTCACGGCGAAGCTGCAACGCGACCCGCTGGGCGCACTCTGCGCACGTCCAGTACTGATCCGCGAACCGCTCGCCCTTCGCCGTGTGGCAGACATCGCAGGGATAGCGGCGCTCGTCGCTGCGCGCCTGCGCGTGCTCCTGCTCGACGAGTGCCGCCAGTGTCGCCATGACTACGCCGCCGAATTGATCGCTGTCGGTTTAGCAGTCCGCTTTTTGGTCGTTGCGCGCTTCGGGTCTTTACGCTTGACCGCTGCCGCTGGTGCGCCCGTACCCTCGTCGGGGTGCGGGTCGAGGTACTTCGCGAGTTCGGAAAGGATCTCGCCTTCGGGCACGCGCCGAGCCGTCTCTTCGCGGCGCTGCGCACATGCGTGCTGCAGGCGTTTCTTCAGTAAGTGAGTCACTCGGGTACTTACCCGAGCCATTTGGTTCGACAAGACACACCTCAATTCTCTGTTATCGTGCGTTCTATTTTAGGGGCTATACCGACCGCCGTTGCCGCTCGTCAGTGCCCCGGGTGTTGTTACCCAGGAATATAGACCCACTTGAAAATATTGTCAAGCATAAGTTTTTTGCTTTCAGTAGCTTGGCAACTATTTGACAGCAACATGGTGTTGTTTGCTGTTAGTACTCGATGTCAAGTAATGACATGAGATGACTAGATAGCGGTGTCAATTACTGACCGAATAGTGGTGGGGAGCGCGCCACGTCACACCGCTGTTACACGCCGGGATCATATCCGATGCGCGCGCAGGGGGCAACGGCTACAGTAATTTATTTACGACGCCTTCGACCGCGCCTTGCAGCGCCACGTCCGTGATCGCCGACCCCGACTCCTGCACCGCAGGGTCCATGACTGTCGGCGGCTGCAATTGCTGCGCGACCATCTCGGGGTTGTTCATGGCGTTGACTGCCCATTTCTCGCGCGTGTTATGCGCGGGCACCGTGTTCGCTTCGTTCATAATGCTATCCGCATACTTGAGTGCCGACACCTTGATGCGCCCGCGAAACGCGGAGTCAGTCATGAGTGCGGCGGATTGATCGTAGGTTAGAGCCATCGTGTATTTCTCCTATGTCCACATCGGGATCTGGCAGTCGAGGAAGTAGAACGCGTTCGCGGAAGGATTGAAAATCTGAATTGCTCCCGCCGTGATACGCAACGGAAAGCCAGCGGGTGTATTGCCGCCGCCCGTCGCCGCGCTGATGGTCGCGTATCGGTCGGTCGGTGGGCGAAACGATCCAGCGGGAATCGTGCCGACCGTGACCCATCCCCCGGCTGGCGTACCCGTCGGAATCACGCAGCCCCAGAGATACAGCACGTTGATAAACAGGTTCAGCCCGACTCCCGGCGTTGGGAAGCTCGGACTGTTCGTCCAGCCAGCGGCGTAGGGAAACGATCCCATGTTGGAGATGCCGTTGGACGGCGCGCCGTTGAGCAGGATGCGTCCGTTCTGAACGGTCGTGTCGCCGTTCACGAGCAGCGCGTTGGCAGTCTGCGCGGTAGTTCCAATCGTGACGGGACCGCCTTTGGGGTTGATTGACGTCTGCGCTCCCACGCCGCCAGCCCACGTCTGAATCGCGCCGACCCAATACGCGCCACCGATGACCACATACCCGAACGTCATCCGGTATTGCGCGTTATCCGTTCCCTCGCACAAAGCCAACTGCTGATTCGCAATCGCCACGTCGGCTTGGTTAGTGGGCTGGACAATCGTCAGAATGCTGTTGGGGCTTATAGTGCGGATGCCAGCATAGCCAGTCGCCGACAGATACATATTGCATCCGCCCCCGGACCCCGCCGACATCGTGCCGCCGAACGCCATCGAGCCATCGCCGAAGGACTGCCAGCGGTAGCGCCACGTGATCGCTGCGCCCGCTGAACCGCTCGCGGCATCTGCCATGAGCAGCGACCCGTTGGACGAACTTAGTTGCATCTGGCAAGCCGCCCCGGCGATGTCGTACTTCCAGCCGCCCGAAACGTTCGCGTTCGCGGAGAAGAGACTATTGCCGTATGCGGCGGCAATGAAGCTCGCGCCATATCCCGGCTGCGCGAGCATCTTTACGTTGCCGCTCGCGCCGAGATTGATCGTCAGCATATCGGTCGGGTTCGGTAAGTTGATCCCGAAATTGCCGCCCGTGTTGAACACGTTCGCAGCGCTGGCGTTCCCGTTTATCAAGACGCGGTTGACCGCATCGGCGGCGGTCGCGGAGATATCGACGC